AAGAACTACTCCCTACTTCAGATGTCATTTGACATTGGTGAGTATGGTAATTGGATTGAGTTTCCTTATCTCCAAATCACTATGGGATATGGTAAACTATTCTCATTCCTATTCTCTCTTGGCAAGTTGGGATTCACTTTTGACATTGCTGGTCGTAACTGGCGTGATGAATTGTTTTATGCCTCAAGAGATTATATGGAGTTGAAAGATGACTGAAGAACAACAAGAACTGTATGACATTGTAGCTGACTGGTGGGATGAAACACCGTGAGATTTGAAGAACCAACAAAACTGGAACTCTTTCTTGATGGTTTCCGCAACATCTATTGTATCATTGACTGTTATAATGACGGTGATGAATGGGGTTATGGTGAGTTCTGGGAGAGTTTGAGTATTGGTTGGTATAGAGAATACATCTTTCCTTATGATGACCCATATTATCCAACTATTAGTCCAGAACGCAGGATGCGATTGGCAGAAGAACCAGAAAAGATTATTCTATCAGAAGAGTCATTTAATGCTCTCGTAGAACGCTTAAATCAACCACCAGACCCCAAAGTAGTTGAAAGATTGAAAGAGATTATGTCCAAAAAAGCACCCTGGGAACAATGAATAAGTATTTCCTTTATTGTGAGAAGAACAAATGACTGAAGAACAACAAGAACTGTATGACATTGTAGCTGACTGGTGGGATGAAGTATTCTGTAATAATCCAGCACCAGTAGATCGTGATGGTGAATATCTAGATAAGAACCCTACCATTATTGATCTAGTTAATGCTATAATTGATTGGAAAGATAAACCCCAACAATATCCTGTGGAGGGATTTGAGTAATGACACCTGAGGACAAGTATGCTTTCAAAGAGTTTCTGCGTGGTTTTGGTGTTTTTGCTAGTGCCTCTGCGGTCTTTATTGTTATTATGCTTGTGCTTGCTTACTTTAGTTCAGGTGGTGAACCTCTGAAATCATCTTTTGAGGTTGTTGACAAATACAAAGAGTGTGATGTGGTAAGATACGCACCACACCAAGTTGCCGAATACAAGTATTTCCTTTATTGTGAGAAAAACAAATGAGTATCCCACATTTCAAATCCCAACACGATTGGGAAGCATTTACCCAAATCTTTGACAATCAGTGGCATTGTAAGAGAGCACTGTTGAATCGTGTTAAAGATGATCTTTTCCCTGGTTACAACTGGGATCAACTTCAACCACAAACACTGGAAGTGATCAATGACATGGTACAAAATCTGCTGTATGATGTAGATCGTCAGTTCAAAGAAACACACCAGGACTACAAAACTGATGATGATGAGATGTTCATTCCGTATCGTTCATTCAAGGAGAATGTGACTGAAGCACTTGAAGCTGCCATTGATGCTTATCATATTAAGAAAGAGTGTCCTCCTTGTGATACACTTACTTGTGCCGATCATTTGACTGATGAATAAAATTTTGATATAATGAGAGGGTTAATCACCCTCTTTTTTTATGCTTGGGAATCTAGAACCAGAAGAAAGGATTATGGCTAAACCAACTATAATTGAACAAGTTGCTTCTCTGATTGAAACATTTGGGTGGGAAGATGGTGATGAGATTTCTGTTGAAATGGCAGGAACTCAAGTCTCTGGTATTGATGTTGGTGAAAACTACAATGCAAAGTGGCAATCTCCTATTGGTACTCGTAAAATCAATAAAGATGCATTCATTGTAATCAAGAATCAAAGTCGTAGAGACTTGACTAAATCTCAACCTTTTCCTGAAGGTGAATTTAAACCACGCCACCCATACGAAAAGAAATGAACGGTTACTATTCTGTTTTTAATCCAAGAGGCGAAAAGATTGCTGATTGTGGACAAGAAAAAGATGCAGTAAATCTTATCTACTCAAGAAATAGACGATGGGATGGACATTACTATACATTTAATCCACTTCCAGGAGATATTGTTGATGTTTCCAACAATCAACTGCCACCCAATCAAAAATATATTGGATGGGTAGATGTAACAGAAAAAGAGTTTGATGAACAGTTTATTGCGGTTGGTGGACAAAAGATTCCTACTCAACAAAAACTGCAACCTTCAGACTTAAAAGCATTCAACTCCTAAATAAATTTCAAAACTATGTACACGATTTACACAAGAGATGGCTGCCCTTATTGCAGCAAAGTCGAACAAGTTCTCCAACTAGCAGAACTCAAGTATGTCGTTAACAAATTGGGACGCGACTTTGACCGAACAGAATTCTATGAAAAGTTTGGCCAAGGTTCTACTTTCCCTAGAGTTGTTAAAGACGGTGAACTTATTGGTGGATGTACTGAAACAGTTAAGTATCTAAGAGAACAAAAATTAGTCTAATGGAACAAAACCTCATCGACATCTATGATTTGATTGAACATGCAATTGACAATGCTTTTCAAGGACAATTAAACTTAAAGTTTTATGATTATTTGAAGAGTAGTAAAGTTAAAAAGTCTGAAATAGATGCTTTTATTGACAGTACTACTGTAACTGAAATTGGTAGTCTTCTTTTAGATCTTGATGAGTATATTAAAGGTGGATCTGATGATGAGCACAAACAACTGCGAGAAGGTTATGGACATATTCCAAAACCGCAGGCAAGAAAAATTAGAAACTACTTAGAAAGTTTCTTAGATGATGCACGGAGGTATAGTGATGACAGAAAACCTGGACGAAGGAGAAAGGGAACTAAATAAGTCAGAACCTCGTAACATTAATCGAGGTGTAGAATTGCTACTAAGGAATAGGAGGAGGTTACCAGAGAAGCCCAAAACTTTCCAAGTAAAGTTTGGTAAAATGGTCTCTCTTTTCCGACGAGAGATTGTATTTCATCTAAACTTTTATTTGGACATTAGAAAAAAATAAGTCTGGAGTAGAAGGATGTTAGCAGTAACTCTCACCATTGGAACATTGGTTTCCATTATGTTCTTTTTTGTTGGAGGTGTGGTAGGATGGCTTGCAAAAGAGCATTTCTATCAAACACAACCAGTCTTTACACACCCAGAGATGTTCGATGAAAATGGGAATATTCTTCCCGATGAAATTTTAGCAGTACGATTTGAAAACGATTATGACTACGACGAAGAAGAAGACAACAACAACGAAGGTTAAAACACCTACAAAAATTGTTGATCTTCCCCCTAATCCTTTTGTGTATGAGGTACTTGAACTTGCATCAAAACAGCGTTCTGCTGCAAAGAAAGTTGAAGTATTGAAAAAATACGAGCACGATTCTTTGAAGAGTATCTTCATCTTCAATTTTGATGAGACCGTGATTAGTCTTCTTCCTCCAGGCGAAGTTCCTTACGGTGATGCGGAAGATCAATCAGTATATTCTGGAACTCTCTCACAAAACATTGCTGCGGAAGCTAGGGGTGGTGAGTCTGCCACAGGACAAGATATGGATGGACGAGGCAAGACTTCTCTCCGTCGTGAGTGGCAGAATCTCTACCACTTTGTAAAGGGTGGTAATGATTCTCTCAATAACATCCGCAGAGAGATGATGTTTATTAATCTTCTTCGTGGTCTTCATCCACTGGAAGCAGAGGTTCTTATTCTTATTAAGGACAGAGCACTAGAAACAAAATATAAAATCACTCACCAGAATGTGAAAGATGCATATCCTGATATCCAATGGGGAGGTCGTTCATGACAGTAGTTGCACAAGAACAGGAAACACAAATGGCAGAATTTGGCACAGGTAAACAACAAATTAATCCCTCAGATTATAGTTGTCAAATTCTTTTGGAAAAAACTACTCTCGAAGCAGCCAATGACAAATCATTTCCCAATGATGCCAGACTCATCTGGTATATTGTTGATGGTGTAGAGTATATTGATTTGACTAGATGTAAAAAAACTGTCAATTTATTTGACATGTACTATGATAAGTATGGTCCTGGTGCAGTTCAGAAAATTGGTTTTGGATATGGGACAGTAAACCCCAAACTATGGGGATATAAAAAACCTGATGACAAGAAAAAGAAATGAGTGGAGAATTTAGAGGTTTCTCTGATGATAAAGATGGTAATGTTAGATTTACCATCAATGCAGATGAAATCGACAATATCATCAAGAGTTATAAAAAGTTGAAGAAGTATAAAAAATCTTCAATATATCAAATTGAAAAACTTTCGGGCAATCAAACTAAAATTGATAAACTAGTTGATGAATATGGTATTGATTCTGAGGCAATAGAATAAATATACTAGTTGACTTAGTGAAATTTTATCTTTAATATACTATGAACTACAAACCTTACTCACAGGAATGGCACAGGTACAGATACCTTAAAGAAGCGGTTGATAAGTACCTTGATGATTGTGTTAATCCTAGTATTATTATAGATGATATTCGTGATGTTCTCCACTTGCGTTCTGAAGCAGCGTATCAGGAGTTTAGTAGAATCAATCAACTAGAGCACTATCTGTCGGACGATTAATATGCTTTCAACTCAATATCGACTTAGGTTAGAATTTATTTGTAAGAAAATTGCAAATAAAGAAGAGGTCAATCTTGAAGACATGATTTGGGCAGAAAAAATTGCTAAGTCATATACAACTGCTAGAGACTGGTTAAACAAAGCCAGACGCCAAGCCGCTCAAGATATTCAAGAGGGGACTATGGATGATTTTATGAATAAGATGGGACTAGGCGACCCCGACCCATCTAATTACAAAACGGGGTTTGGTTCTGCTGATGAAATTGTAGACTGGTTCAAACAAGATAAACCTGATGATTGGCGTCAGAGGGATTGATGATGGAGTATGATTATCAAGTTATTGGTAGTGATGGAAAACTTCATAACTACATATGGGATGATAAACAATCAAAAATGGTTGAAGGTAAAAGAGAAAAGAGTGTTCCCTGGTGGAGACTTCGTCGTATTGCAGAAGAATTGGGTGGTGAACTAAAAAGTTATATCATTCAAGATAGTCGTGGTAATGTCACCAGAAAAATCTCAATCGAGTACAAGGAGGAAGAATGACTGCGGTAATTTACTCTAATGGAAGCCAAGAATGTGAGAGAATGGCATCTCTCTTAAAGTCATT